TGAAAGGTATCAAGAATGTTAGGCCATTCCACTATGGATTCGATAGAGAGACAATGGAGCTAGAAATGAAACGACTGATTCAATGGCAAGACTATGGCGGCAAGCATTGTGAGAATGTTTACACTGAGTTTGTAGGGAGCTTTTTACTGCCTAATAAATTTGACATTGATAAGAGAATAGTATACCTTTCTGCACAAGTCAGATCAGGCAGATTGACAAAGCAACAAGCTAGAGAGCTGTTCGATGTCAAGCCTGAGTTTGATATGAGTAAGCTAGGGGAATACGAATCCAAAATTAATGCACTAATTAACCTTCGCAAAGGTGACAGAGCCAAATATGAGAAGTACAACTTCAAAGCCTATAGGCCACTGATATGGATCCTGGCAAAGATGAAGGTGGTGCCCTATACATTTTACACTAAATACTGCAAGTAATGCCAATACCTAAACCAAGACCAGCAGAATCAGAGAATGAATTCATAACTAGATGCATGGCTGATGAGAAGATGACAGAGGAATATCCATCTACTCAACGCTATCCAGTATGCAAGTCATCATGGCAAAGAGCAAAGCAAGAATTCCAAGATAGCTACAATGACTATCCTGATGCTGTAGTAAATAACGCTAGAAGAGGGATAGAACTGAATGAAAAGCAAGGCAATAGATGTGCAACACAAGTAGGCAAAGTCAGAGCACAGCAGCTCAGCAATAGAGAAAAGCTATCCATTGATACAATCAAAAGAATGATAAGCTATCTGTCAAGAGCTGAGACTTACTATGAAAATGGTACACCTGAAGATTGCGGATACATCTCATATCTTCTATGGGGTGGCAAGGCAGCAAAAACATGGGCAGAATCTAAAATTAATGAACTGAAATAATGGCATACTCAGATGAATTCATAAAACACCTTGAGGAACTAGCACATATCTATATCGAAGAGTGCATGTCCCATAAGAAAGAAATGATATCCAATAAAGGAGAGATTGTCCTGGTACTAGATAGGCATATACCTACTATAGATTACTTCCTTAGAATATGGATTCCTATTGTGAGGAAAGAAAAGAGTATTGTAAGAGAGACTTATTACACTTGGTTGAATTCTGATGACAAACTCAAATCTGACACTATTAAAAAAATAGATGAGCTTTTTAAAGGCTTAGCTGTTGATATTGTAGGGAATGAGGGCAAGGGAATATTCTACGCCAAGAACAGATTAGGCATGCATGATCGTCAGCAAGTTGAGACTAGAAATGTTGACAACTTTGACTTTGATGAATGAGTACAATCAAAGGTTACAAACCTCATCCTAATCAGAGGCATATCCACAATGCTATCAATCAAGGCAGCGAGAAATACTATGCTCTGAATATTGGTAGGCAGTTTGGCAAGACCTTACTAGGAATCAATCAGCTGCTGTACTGGGCCATCAATCATCCAGGCTCACAGATTGCTTGGGTGACACCAGTATACAAGCAAGGTAAGAAAGTATTTGCAGAGCTTGAGAGAGCAGTTAAAAACAGCGGTCTATTTGAATTCAACAAGTCAGATCTCAAGGTGACTGGCTTTGGATCATCAATAGAATTCTTTAGTGGTGAACGGCCCGACAATATCAGAGGGAATACCTTTCACTTTATGGTAGTGGATGAGATGGCTTTCACAAGACCTGAGCTATGGAATGAGGTCCTATCAGCAACTGTCATGGTCAAGGGAAAGAAGGTGATTTTCATCTCAACACCAAAAGGCAAGAATCATTTCCACACCTTGTGTATGCAGCCTAACTATGATGACAGATACAAGTACATCCACTTCACATCCTATGACAATCCTATGATTGCTCCACAAGAGCTGGAGGAGAGAAAGCGGTCACTGCCTGATCATATCTTCAGACAAGAATACATGGCTGAATTCATTGACAATGCATCCGGACTATTCAAGAACGTGAGGCAGTCAGCTGGCACATGGGAGAGAGGTGGCAAGTGCTACGCTGGTCTTGACATAGGTAGGGCAGATGACTATACAGTGCTGACAATACTGAATGAGAGAGGGCATATGGTCTATGTGAGTAGGTGGCGGCATGATGAGTGGTCCAAGATCATTGACAAGGTAGCAGACATCATCAAGCAATATCAAGCAGTCACATTGATAGAGGTCAACAATCAAGGGGATATCTTCTTTGAGATGCTGTCATCAAGACTGCGTAATCTAGTCAATCCCTTCACAACTACCAGCAAGACTAAGCCTATCATCATTGAGGATCTAGCACTGGCCTTTGAACAGTCAGAGATCAAGATAATAGAGGAGCAATGGCTGATAGATGAGCTTGATAATTTTACTTATATTTACAATCCGAATACCAGGTCAGTACAATATTCAGCTCCAAGTGGACTGCATGATGATGGGGTTATCTCACTAGCACTGGCATGGCATAGTAAAAAGAATTACAGTAAGAGAGGGCAATACAAAATATTAAGAGCATGAAAACCATTGATGTAAACTACCCACAGACAATCCAAGAATGTAGACCTGATCAGCTCACTAAGTGGCTCATGCTGGCACCATTCATCCAGCAGACAGATAAGTCACTGATCAACATGCTTGACTTTCAGTCACAGCTTGTCAGCATATTCACTGGACTGCCAATAAACAAGGTCAGAAAGATTCACATTGATGACATCATGAATGCCAGCAGTGTACTTCTGAATATGCTATCACAATACAGCACTAAGGAGCCATCTGAATTTATTGAGATAGAAGGCAAGAGATACAGATTTGAAAAGGACTTTAGTGCCATAGAGACTGGTCAGATCATTGACATGAAGCTCATTGAGGATGTCAGCTCATCACCATGTGAGGCATTGGCTATATGCTACATTGAGGAGGGCATGGAATACTGCCAAGAGGATGATAGGGGCAAGGTCATCAATCCCAATAAGAAGAGGGAAGAGATATTCAAGAGGGCCTTTCCAGGTGATGAATTTCTGAACTTCTTCGCTTTTTTTTTGCGAGAATCAGAGAGGCGGAGTCTCGCTATCTTGGGAATACAGACAGCGAGGCTGATGAATCAGAATCAGACAATGCATCAGAAACTCTTAGAGACAGCGAATGGTTTACATGGACAAGAATCCTCCTCAAGCTGGCGCAAGAGCTTGGCAAAGATGTGGACACTATCACGCGTCAGCCATACATAAAGACATTGTTTTGGCTGAACTTCTTTAAGCTGAAAGCGGAACAAGATTACATATTACAAAGACATGGCTGATGATCTGCAATTTCTTGACTCACTAGGTATATCTCAGACTGAACTTACTCAGCCTCAGACAGCTTATGAGAAGTTTATTCTAGGTCTTGCCAATGAGGTCACAGCACAATTCCAAGAGTATATATTTACTAACGTAAACAATACTGGAGGACTAGCTCAGTCAGTAGTATACTTTCCTACTGGAGCATTGTCATTTGAGATACAAGCGGATGAGTACTACAAGTTCCAAGATGAGGGTGTCAATCCGGTAGGACAGAATAAATTTCAAACACCTTACAGCTTTAAATATCCTAATGTTTCAAAGAATCATGCAAAGGCAATACAGCAATGGAAAGGATATGATCTGAGCCATGCCTATGCATCAGCATCAGCTACAAAGAACAAGTATGGTATCAAGCCTCGCAATATCACATCCAATGTCATGAGCAATGAGGTCCTTGATAGGATAGCTAATGATCTAGCTGCTGTCACTGGTCTGATGTTTGAAATATCATTCACAAAAAACACAAGAACATGGCAATAACAATAATAGATGAGCCAATGCCATTTTGGCCTATCTGCAACAATGTGGAATGGACCTTTGAATCAGACAATACTGGACAAGCTAACTTCTCATTCATTGTTGAGGTGTATATCAATGGGGCTCTTAATTCTACTCATCAAGTATTCCCTGAGAATGGTGATGCTGGCAAGTTTAATATATCAGCACTTGGTAGGGCGGTGCTTACCACTAATCTACCTAGTGCATTTGCACAAGAATTGAATCCTAACTACACATGGTCCTTGTTAATCTATGAAAAATATGGTACACCAGCTGAGGTTATCATTGCATCCTCTGAAGCAACAAGTGGAATCCAATTTTTAAATGGATCATTCAGATATGCCAATGCTACTACTGGAAACTGGGATTATCAAGATTATGACATTGATACTGGTGGTAAAGGTGACTTATTCTTGACTGACTTTCCAAGAAATAGAAAGGATTTAGTATCTTATTCAGAGGCAAAGTATCTATCAATCATCAATAGTGGTGGTGATTTCTGTACTGGATATGTAAGTCTATACAATATCAGTGGTACACTTATTACATCAGCTACCTGGATAGGAGCATTAGGGACTAGTCTAATAATACCTTTGCTTAGTGTAGGCCCATCTGTTTTGGTTACAAATACATCATTGGTGCAAGCTGATTTTGATAACTGCTACTACTACACCATCCAAATCAAGCAGACTGCGACACCATCAAAAGATTCAGAGATTTATAAAATATACTATGATAAGTCATGC